TGGTACGAGCTTCTTCTCAAACTCCCGGTGTACTGACGCTGCCAAGAAGTCTCGTGCGCTTCATCCGGAGTGTTTCCGATATGCTTTCGGGGCAATGTTCCAAGACACAGATGTTTTGAAGTCCACGGAGAAGTTGGGGACCTTGAAGATCTGGGAACAGCCTATTGACACGGCCTATTACGTCATTGGTGCTGATCCTGCTTATGGATCATCCGATTGGGCAGACCGATTCTCTATCCAAGTGTTCCGCGTCTATGCGAATGGCATGGAGCAGGTGGCGGAGTTTGCGACCAGTGAGATGAACACCTACCAGTTTGCGTGGGTGATTGCTCACCTTGCCGGTGCGTACAAGAATTCAACTCTGAACTTGGAAGTCAATGGTCCCGGTCAGGCGGTAATCAACGAGATGCGTAACCTAAAACGTCTTGCTGCCGCACAAGGCACTGCCGGTCACGGCATCATGGACGTTCTGGGGTCTATGCAGAACTACATTTGGCGTCGTAATGACACCATGTCGGGGCTATCCAACTCCATTGGCTTCTTGACTACGAGTCAGACCAAGGAACGGATGCTGACCTACATGAAGGATTACTTCGAACGTGGTCTTATGGAAATCAAGTCTATGGACTTGCTAGACGAGATGAAGGGAATCGTTCGTGAGGGCGGGTTTATCGGTGCGCCTGGACGCGGCAAAGATGATAGAGTCATTGCCAGTGCCCTTGCTGCTGTTGCCTATGCCGAGCAGGTTCAACCCAGATTGATTGCGATGAGATTGACAAAAGAAATCTCTCATGCCCAAGAGAACCAAACGCCAGAGCAGATCGCTGCTGGACGTAACGTATCCAATTATCTAAAACGTATCGGGATGTACGGTGGCAACTCCACACACTGATCTCACAATCGTATCCATTTACGGCCACAACGATGGCGCTGCTGCCATCCCAAGTCTCATCGAGAGTCTTGCCCAGTTGCCCGGAAGCCGGGGTCTGCTGATCTCTCTTGAAAGACCTCCTTCCTTGCCAGACCATATTGCTTGGAAACAAACAGCACCGCTGGATTACTTCCAATACTCGATGTTTTGTATGTACTGTCTCCAGCATTACATCGACACTGAATACTGCTTAGTTGTCCAAGATGACGGCTGGGTCATCAACGGATCTAATTTCACGAGCGAATACTACGAGTACGACTATGTGGGTGCACCTACTCACATGGGCATCTCTGGTGACCAAGCCATGTTCCGGTTTTCGTGGGTTCATGTGAAAGATCCCATCGTTGTCCAGAACGGCGGATTCTCCCTGCGTAGCCGCAAGTTCCTGCAAGCGCCATCCAAACACGGAATCGTTCACAAGTTGTACGGCCAGCAGCCGTTCATCAACGAAGATGTCCAACTCTCAGGACTCTTGCGTCCTCAACTGGAGTCTGTCGGTGTGCGGTTTGCGCCGTTGAAAATTGCCATGCATTTCTCAATTGAGTACATGGGTCCAGGCCTGCACGATGGCATTGACCTGGAACGGCTGGTCGGTCACCACGCACCAAGTAGAAAATTAATCGGGCATAAATCTATCGGCCTAAAACATACGGCAGAAGAATGTGATAACGTATTTGGTGAATGGGACTTCCTGATGTTCTTGCAAGACAAGGGATACAAGTTTGAATACCGTCATTCCTAAACAAGAACTCAAACTCTTGGTTGGCCGATTCCTCAAGGATAAGCAACGCGGTATTTCTATTCAGAAGTTTGCTGACCTCTGCGGAATCTCCAGAGAATACTTGGCAGACGTTTTCATATACGAGAGCGCACCAATGAGCGAGACTACACAACGTCGGGTCTCTTCAGCTTACCAAGCGTGGCGAGAAGGCCGAGTGCGAATCATGCGACGCAAAGATCAGACCCAATACGTTGACTACCGCAAGGTTGCAGAACCTGCTATCTTCTCGCACATGGGGATCGTCAAGTCCCCTGACGGATTCAAACTATCTATCGGCCCCCGTAATCGTCACGATTACTCTTATCCTACTTTGGACGAATCATGAGCGTACTCCACGACTATCTTTGCGCGTCTCACGGCCTCTTCGAATCTTATGAGCCTGAGTGCCCTATCAAATTCTGCACAGCAGAACTCAACATGGTTTTCCTAAAACCAGTCGCTCTCAAATCAGACAAGACAAAGCAGGCTGATCGCAACCTTCGCGGCCTAGCTCAAGACTTCAAGATGTCCGACATCAAGTCCACCCGTGAAGGTGACACACAAGCCGGTTACCATCACCATCAAATCCCTGAAGAGCCAAAAGAGAGAGAGCCTCGCCCAGGCGATGCCGCAATCTGGGGTGGCAACTTCAATAACATCAATATGCAAGCAGCACTTGCCGGACAAGTCGCTCAGTCGGTTCGTGGAGAATCTGTTGGCGTAAACCCGAAAGATACTGGTAATCTCACGGGACCCAAAGCAGCGAGTTACATCTCTGACCATGAGAACTTGGCAATAGCACCATGAGAATTCCGAGCGAGCCGGTAGAACGAGAAAACTTCTACCTAGACCTAATCCACAAGTGCAGCGTCTCCATGCCAGAACGCCGCACCGATTACGGAGGTCTTCGCTCGTGGTACCTCTTTGGGAACGGACCGGACGAAGCACCGGCCATGTACAACAAGATCTACCCTCACATAGATCAGTTGTCATCCTTCCTCTACTCTGCCGAGACCACCCGATTCTCCATAGACTTGGGTGCGGCAGTCCCAGATGAAGAGCAGACCAAACTCCCGGTCCTCACCCGCGCACTCAACGATGAATGGTTAAACAGCAATGCTGACCAAGTATTCTCGACAGCGGTATCATGGTCTCTGTGTTACAACAGCACCTTTATTAAACTGGTTTATCGAAACGGTATTCATCCGTATCTCGTGGAACCGGCCAGCATGGGAGTCCTACGAGAGGACACTCCATACACCGACAGACAAGAAGCAATAATTCAGACTTACTACATCACGAAGTCTGAACTATTTAACCGACTCTACAGCCACCCTCAGCGGGAAAAGATCGTAGAGCGCGTGTCGTATATGCAGAACGAACGCACCGAAGTTGCCAACGGTGTGCAGCGCATTATCATGAGCCAGACGGACCCGACTCTTTACGGGAACGTCAACCTAGATCTTTCCAACGGTAACCGTTACAAAGCCCAGGTCTCTGAGGAGACCGTCGAGATGACGGAACTCTGGGTCTGGAACGATGAGACCAGCGACTACCAAGTGGTCACCCGCGCAGACCCAGATGTCATCATCTACGACCGTCCTGGCGCAACCGTCTTCTTGAAAGGCGAGCTTCCCTTCATCCAGATCTGTCCCCTGCCGCTCTACGATTACTACTGGGGTCAGTCAGAAGTATCCCGTCTAATCTACCTCCAGCAGATGCGTAACAAGCGCATGACGGAAATCTTGGACATCCTGTCTAAGCAAGTCAGCCCACCTACGGCACTTATCGGATTCACTGGAATCCTCGATGAGAAGAACTTTGCTCTTAACCGTGCAGGCGGAATCTTGGCGACAGATATGCCAAGCGCCAAAGTTGAGAAGCTCGCCCCGCAAATGCCGCCAGATCTCTTCCGTGAGATCGGTGAAATTGATTCTATGTTCGAGGAAGCATCTGGAATCGTCTCCGTCTTGCAAGGACGCGGGGAATCTGGGGTCAGATCGTCCGGTCATGCCAGTCAACTTGCCCGTTTAGGGTCATCTCGTGCCAAAAAACGGGCGCTTGTCATCGAAGATTCGCTAGAAAAGATGGCGACTCTGTATCTCAAGCTCATGCAAGCGTATCCAGACACGCATTACACGGATACCAAGGGCAATCGGTTCATTGCCGAGCAATTGCCAAAGAATTATGCTGTAAAAGTGGATGCACACAGCAATTCACCCATCTTCATGGAAGATTTGCGTCAACTGGCGTTCAATTTGTTCAAAGCACAAGTCATTGACAAGGAATCCTTGCTAGACTTGCTTGAACCACCTATGAAACAACAATTGAAAGACCGTCTCAAGAAGATGGAAGCCGCACAAGCCCAGCAAGCGGCTATGCAACCTCCAAAAAGGCAATAATGGTTACTCAAGGCTACACAAAGACCGGGGATCAACCCCGCGTCACTGCAAAAAGTCTAGATACAAGACAAACAACTCCATCCTTGACGTACCGTACACAGACGAATAGGATGGGCAGTGCGGGTAATTCCTCCCGCATGACCCGTGACTACACACGAAGGTAATTGCAATGTACAACGCAATGAAGCGCGGTCGCAAGACTCGCCGGTAATTCTCAAAAAGTTTGATGGGTATGGCTGCTTGCCCTTCTCAAGTGGCCCCGCAACCAGGAGATCGTCATGGCACGTCGTGGTCGTAAAGGTCGGAAGTAATCCGAACGTAACAGGTTTCTGAACCGGCCTGCGGGAGGTGGGCGATAAGCCTCCTACTTGACTTGATTTGTAATTAGGTATAAAAGGTCGCACATGAGCGTACCAGCAGATAAATTGATGGAGTTGATGAAAGGCGACCGCAGTGCCAATGCACCGGTTCCAACTCCTCCGTCTCCAGCGGATTCGTCCCCTGAAACGCCTCCTATGGCTGCTCCAATGTCCACTCCTGAAAAGCAGATGGGCACTCGTGAAGCAGCAATGATCAATATTTCTATTGCGCTTGATCTTCTTGACCAGTCTCTGCCTTCAGTCGGTGCAGATTCGGAAGAAGGCAAAGCAATTCTTGAAGCCTCTCGCAAACTTGGTAGTTTGCTGGGCGGCAAGCGTAATGAAACTGGAGAACTCCAGCAGTCAGAGATTCTGCAAATGTTGCAGACGCTACCCAAAGCCGGTGGCATGACTCCTGAGTCCCGTGCGATTCAGTCAGCCCCGCCTCCGGGAATGACGCCCCCTGGCGCAGGTGCGCCAAAACCCCCTGGACTAGGATAAGCCGTGAGGCAGACCCTACAAGATCGGTTTGAGAAAAAAGTTGAGATGATTCCGTTTTCGGATTGTCATCACTGGACTGCTGCGACAAACAAATTTGGATACGGGAAAATTTCTGTGTCTAAAAATG